ATAACCTTGAGCTTTATCTAAACCAGCATACTGAGCTTCTAAGTCTTGCATAGCTTGAGCCTTACGAAGAGCTTCCATACGACCAGCACCTCCAGTAGAGCCTAGCATACCTTGAGCTAGTAATCTACTTTCAAGTGATAATCTATCCTTCTCTTGTTCAGGAGCATAGATAGCCTTCTGCATATCATAAAAGGTCTTACCGGCAGCCATAGGGTCGCCTTCAAAACCAGAGATATAACCTCGTTGTTTCTTAGCTCCTTCCATAGCAACATCATATTCAGACTGCCAAGGGGCTGATAACTTCATCCCAAGTGTACGACCACCTTCATCAAAGATAGCTTCGCCAAAGTCACCTTTAACATCCCAAGGTAATGACCTTTTATAAGCTAACTCAGCTTGTCTTTCAGCAGCAGCCGAAGCAGCTCCCTGAGCTTTACGTGCTGACCTTTGACCTAATAAACTAACCCCTGCTCCAACCGCAACTGTAGGACTAGGCATCTTTCACCTCCTTCTTTAATTCTTTAACTGACTCTCCATAGAGTCTCCATATATGTATTGACATTTCTCTACCCCATTCTCTGCCACCTATTAAGGTAGCACATAAAACAAATAGTTGATAGAGTTCAGCTCTCAGCATATAAGCTTTATCAACATCATTAACTTCTTTCTCTTTCTCAAAGACATTAGCTGTATGCCACTTGAGTATTATAGTATTCATCATAGGAGCTATCTCTCTATGATTAACTGCATAGAAGGGATTCATAGGCATATCTACCATTAAGAATGTAAACACATCATTAATCTCTTCATCATTTAATTCATTATCTTTATCAATTAAGTCATCCCATAAGTGAATAGCTTTAATCATATCTAAACAAAACACTATAGCGTTAGAGTTACCTTGTAGCCAGTAGCTTAGGTTCTCTCTAAATATAGGTAAGTGTTTATCTAAGTCTTTCATTAAGCAGTCCTTTTCCACATATACACTGCGATGTATGGATTCATAATACTGTGTGCTGAACCACTACCTGTTGAACTACTTGCGGTTGAGGTATAAGCAGGACAACCATTACTACCTGCCATATTTACACCACAACCACCTGATTGACCAGTCATCTTATCATAAGTATGTGTATGTGCTGGCATCTCTGCCTCTGTTAATGTATGTGTCTTAGCACCACCAGTTTCTTCAGCAGTATCAAAGTCAGTATCACTTGAATCTAAACCAATTAACATCTTACCTGCTGCAAAAGCCACCCAAGTTGTTCCACCTATCGCTGTAACTACCGCTGCTGAATCTGCATAAGCAGTAACAGTAGTAAAGATAGCACCTACTGGATAAGCAACAGTTGTAGCACTGGCAACAAAAGCAGTTGTAGCCACCTGTGTTGTGCTTGTTCCTGATGCTGCTGTTACCGCACTAAATGTCTCTGTAGCAGAACCATTAAGGTCTGCCTTAGAGTTTACTGCTGTCTTAACTGCTGTGAACTCCGTATTAAAATCACCACCTGATATTACCTTGTCGGCATCTGAATCGCTTAACGCATCCTTACCTGACCAACTTACTTGTAAATTATAGTTACTCATCTTATTTTTCCTATATTATCGAATCTTGCCTTGCTTCGCCCATATAATCATTTGCTGTAATGATGCTTTAAAACCATTAACAGTACCTTTCATTTCCATTCTTAACACCTTAGCCGACTTAGATAGTGACAGTTTATATTCAGCAGGTTGAAATGCTGGTGCATATTTAGCAGCACCATATAATGATGTTGAACCACCCCATAAATAACTTGTACCACTTGCTGTAGGTGATAATGTAAAACTACCTGAATCAGCAGATACACTGTAATCTCTGTACCAGTTCATGGTAACACTCATGTTCTTACCACCTGATATAACAGCCAAGAATCGTTTAAGTAGTTTAGCTTTAGCAGGGTCTCCAAAGTCTAACCATACAGTCTTGAAATCTGCCTGATAAGTATTATTAGTTGATTCCCAACATTTAGAGTTAGTTGACTCCCACGTATGACCGGCTGCTTCACATACTGTTTGATTAGCATAAGTTGAGGTTACATCACTTTTCTCAACATCAAAATAACCATCATAGGTTGCTATACGACCAGCATAATCACTATTACCAAGACCCATATACATAATACCATCAGTTGTTGATAGTAACGCTTTAGGGGTTTTCTTAGTTTCAAAGTTCCAAGTTGTTACTCTAGGAGCATCAGGGTTTCCTTTAAAATCAAACACATAGGTTATGTTTCTATCAGGAAACGACAAAGCATAATAACCACCGCATAAACAATACTGACCTTTAACTTGAGCCATATCAGCATTAACAATATGGGTTGTTACTTCATCTTTAATATTAGCAGATAAATCAGTTAAAGGCATCTTGTCTTGTACCATTGTTCTTCTTAACGACCTTACACCTGAGTTAGATAAGAAGATAATATCATCACCGAGGGCTTGTACTGAATCTCTGGCAACACAACCTACACCCCTTACCACCTCATCTAATGCAAAGTCTGCACTACTTGGGTCATCAGGACTATTATAAATAGCAATGTTACGTTTACCAAAGATAACAAGCTTACCCATAAAGTTAGCTAAAGCAGTAACTTGGTCTCCAGCCCATACAGTCTTCATATCTACATAACCAGCAGCACCAGTTTGGAACTTATGACCAATCAAAGTATCAGAGTAATAAACTACATCATTAGCTTCAGCTACACCACCGACCCATAGTCTACCAAAGCCACCTAGACACGAGGTTGGGTCAAAGGTAGTAACACCAGAAGGAGCAGAGAAGCCAGAGGCATCTGCTAAGTCCATCCAGTTAGTACCATCATAGTAGATAGGTGTATGACTAGACTGAACACCATAGAACTTATCATTAAAGTTACAAAACTCCCAGTTACCATCAGTTAATGTTTGAGGTGTTCCTGTGAATGTTTGCTCATCTAAAGTATTAGGTGTGTTACCTGTGTTTAGTTTATAAATCTTATCATTAGAACCTGCAAATATAGTAGCACTACCTGTTGAGTTTCTAAATTCACCTAATGACTTAATAATGTCTGAGTTAGATGAAGATGAACCAATCAAATCAGTTATCTGTTTAACACCTCTACGTGAGGTAATACGACCTCTATCATCAAGCATGATGTTATTAGCAGCAGTCAACCACTGATGTTCTAAACTTGAGGGAGATGCTTGTCTGTTTAGACCAAAGATTCCAATAGAGTCAAGAACTAAAGGGGTTATAGGTTTAGCCATTAGTTTATATACCAGTCAGATTCATACTGAACATTACCTGAATCTAAGATAACAGCTTGATTTAAAGACTCAGCTACTTCAGCAGCTACTATCCCTGTTTGTGTCCCACCATCTTCACCTCTTTCAGCGATAGCTCTCATCCAAGAACCAAGCATTACAGGTTTATTAGGTATCTTTAACACAGTAGTAGCAAGTGTTAACTCATCTTGATATTTAACAATGTCAAAGGATATTGTTTGAGCAGTATTAGGTATAGGTTCTAAATCAACTTTAAGATTGTTAGAAGAGTCAGCTCCATTAAAAGCATAGTACGAAGGCTCACCTGAGTTTGAAGATGGGTACTTAGTTGAGTTAATGTATTGTCTTGATACTTGTACTAAGTGAGTACCTTGTGTCTGGTTAATAACATCAATTATCTTAATCTCTTGTCCAGAGGATAAGTTGTAGTTCCTAGTACCTGATACAGTAGTTACATCTACAGTTTCACGTAAGACTAACCAATCGTGATATGATTCAATGTTACGTTTAGAGTCATTAATCAGTGAGCCAATAACCTTTTGATAATCAGTTACTGTTGTGCTATCATTGATATTACCCGACCAGTCGGTAGCAATGGTATCCTCTCTCAACCTGATTAGGACTTCATTAATAAGTTCTCTAAAGGTCATAAGGTTCTCCGTTTATTGTATTATATTCCATTTTTATCAGTTAAATCAATTAGTTACATTTACAATCACATTTAGGCTCTGGTGTAGGAAACATCATCTGTGAACCCATCTGAAACCCCTTACTTGGCATCTGAAACATCTGTCCAAAAAAGGCTAAAGATGATACGGTTATAGTAATACCTATTAAAAACGCTGTTATTGAACATTTATTCATACTTTCATCCTCGGGTCTTTAACCATAGTTTAAGATTAAGACTAGCATTAAAACTACGAATAAACTAATCTGTAGTTCTATCTTCATTTCTTCATCCTATGTTGAACATAACGCCATGCTGGTGTCTTTTCAGTTCCAAAGTTTACTTTAATCATCGACCTTTAGCCATTTGACCACCGAACCATAGTTCAGCAATCATTACAAATACTTCTCTAGTTTCTTGGATAAGTAACATACCTTTAACGGTTACATATTCAGTTCTATCAGGTGTTATCTCAAAGCCAAGTAATGAGAAGCCCTCAACAACTGTTGGCACTACCGTCTGAACATTCCAAAATACTGGTACTGTTTGAACGAACACCATCAAAGCAAGTACCGTAAAGATAAACACCCTACGGTTAAATGCTGACATAGGGGATTCTTTACTTTCAGCAACCCGAGCATCTTGAATACTGTTACTCCTAGCAGCGAAAGCATCTAACATTTGTGTCTGCTGTTCACGCTTTGCTTGTTGCCCCAAAGCAATTAACTTCATACCGTAACCTGCTACGATAGAAGCGAAATTAATCAACAATGTAATCACTTAAACCACCTTTTGATAACATAGGTTATCTTCTGCCACCATACAGTGTGAACGAATTGACCTTTCTCGTTTCTTGTTAGATACTTCTTCATCTTCTCCCCCTATATAATCATTATGTTTAAAGGTATGTTCCAAACGTCTGGAAGATAAGCGATTGGTGCTCCATTAACCACCAACCAGAACATTAAGTCTTTCCGAGTTTATACAACATATCAAATATCTTATCTAACTTGGTGTTAATCTGTTTGGTGATTTGGTGCATTTCACTTTTACCATTTTTGATTGACTCACTGTTATGAGCAATCTGTTGTCCGTGTAATGCCACATTCTTCTCGATACCTGAGACGTAACTTATCATACCTATCACTAACACTGCGGTAGTTAATAGGTGTGATATGTTTATTGTTCGGCTTAAATGCCAAGGCTCTGTTTTCTTTTCCATTCATAGTCCTTATGGTTTGGGTGAAGCGTCTTTCACAGCCTTATTAGCAGTATAGAACTCTGATTGTTTAGCAGTATCACCGAACTCACCAGCATCAATAGAGTGCCATAGCATATCTAGTTGGTCTCCAGTAGGTGCGTAGTTTCTATCTCTTTGGTATTGGTTGTTGTCGTATTCTGCTTGTAGGCGTGTGATTTCTGCTGTGATTTCAGCGTCAGTAGGGGTATCAATAGCATCAGATTTCCATTTAACATTACCGTCTGCTGATGCAGATATATACTTATCCTTAGCCAAAGATAAAACCGCTTCAATAAAATAATTCTTAGTTGTTTCCATAATTAATCTCCTAACCTTACACCACTGAAAAAAGTCATAGAGCCCGTAGCAGGACTTCCATTGAAATAACCCTCTCCTTTAACTGAAATAACATCACTCGCTGATAATCTAACTACCCAAGAACCAGACTTGCCAGCATAGTTACCGCTTGTGCTGTCCACCCAAAATCTTGTACCACTAATTGCGGTGCTACCAATATACAAATGCAAATCGATGGCGGATGTATTGGAATTTCTTGTAACAGTACAGGATATTAAATATAATCCTGCATCTGTTACTGTTATAGCACCACCACTTTCACTAACATTAGAACCTATAAAAACATTATTAGTAAAATCAAGTGTAGTTGTTCCTGTTATTGTTACTGACGCACCGAGAAACAAATGCCAAGCGTCAGTGTAACTTATACCACTAGCAGCCGTCTGAAACGTAGGTGCTACACCAACACCACCAGAGGTTAATACTTGTCCACTTGTGCCAGTAGTTACATAAGCAGGGTCGCCACTTGCGTCATAAGTTATTAAGTTACCATCAGTACCACCTGCCATTTTAGCGAGAGTTACTGAGTTATCATCAAGACCACCAACCACACTCGTACCATCTGCCTTAGAATAGTTAGTACATCTATAATCACCAGTATCATATTCAATAAACTCTGCCTCATCTCCTGCCGCAGTAGTAATATTAGCACCACTTGGTAAAATTAAATCAGTAGCGTGATGAGTCAATATTAAAATTGCATCAAAATGTAACTTGATTAGTGTTCCAGCACCACCAGTAGTATTTATTGAAGTAACAGTAGTCGTACCAGTAACATCAAAATAGTTACCATCAGTCAATACAGGTAAAGCAGTAGCACTTGCTACATCAGCACCTTTTGACCATTGTATTTGAGCCCCATTACAATCTAAATCTCCACCTAGTTGAGGTGTTGTGTCACTTGCTAGGTCAGTAGTGTTAGTATCTGTAGTTTGAGCAACCCAAGATAATTGAGCAGAACCATCAGTCTTTAACACATACCCAGCAGTACCATCAGCTGATGGATACTTAAGACCATCTAGAACTACATCACCAGTACCGTGTGGTGTGATTGCTATATCACCGTTAGATGCTGATACTATTGAGTTACCATTAACATCTAAACTACCGCCGAGTTGTGGAGTTGTATCATCTACTACATCTGTAATACCAGTGTCAGTATCAGTCCAAGGTACGTTCACTACTGCTTGGTCACTAGCGTTTAGTTGGACACCATAAGTTCTACTCACTGTAGCCGTTACAGTGTTTGCTGCTACTGTTTGTGCTGCATTATCTTCTATCTTTACAAGACCTTCTGTAGTTGCTGTGGCAGTTGAATAGGTTGTATCTGTATCAGTAGGAACTACCCAAGTTGCATCACCTCTTAAAAACTTACTTCCGTGAGTAGCAGGTAGAGTAGGTGCAAGACCATCAACACTTGTAGTAACTGTTGAATAAGTTGTATCATTATCAGTCTCTTCAATCCAAGTTAGGGTTTCAGTACCGCTTACATCTGTAAGTTTAAGGTTATATTCTTTGTTTGTGTCAGTAGTAATACCTGAAGGTACTGTTGGTAGGTCGTGTCCTTTTGTAAGATTAGTAATAGTAATCTTCTTAGAAGTACCACCATCGTTAATTAATACTTCTTCTGAGCCTGTTGGGGTTGTCTTTGCGGTTAGTGCTGATACTTTAATTGATGACATTTGTTACTCCGTTCTTATGTATTTAGGTGATGCTACTGTAGATGTTTCTGTTCTTATATATACACCTGATTCTGTTTCAATCTCTAATTCACTAGACTCAAGCGGGTCAAACTCCCTTTGCCACTGCCTACGATTAGCAAGCATTGCTAAAGTTTTAGCCTTTCTCCAATGATGTCTCTTAACCTTTGGGAAACTCATAATCTAAACAACATCTTACGTCTACCAATATTCTGTCTAGTCTTCAAAGCGGTAAGCTCATCTTTCATCATCTCAGCCATAGGACTGAAACTTCTGATAACTCTAGCATCTTTTCTTGGTGCTATCTTACCTGTATGATGTTCATAAGTATTTGATTTTGCTGAACTTTGTGAGTCTTTAGGTGTTGAAGTCATTGCATGATGAGTCTCATACTTGGTGACTTCAATCTTTCCCTTTTCATTATTTGATTTAAGTTGTGAACCGTTGTATGTTGGTGCTTTAGATTCACCTTTAATAGATTCTAAGTCTTCTTTAGGGTCAAGCATATCTTCTAGCATGTCCATAAGATTATCAACCTCTTTCTCTGGTTGAGGCTCATCGGCAAAATGAAGGGCATTGGCTTCCATAAATTCCTCAAGAGTGCCATCTTCCTCAGTATGGGCTTCTTCTAAAATACGCATCCAAACTTCACGTAACTTACACTTGAATCTATCAATCTCTAAATTACCAGTACTGTCTTCTAATATATCAAGCATAACTCTTACCTTGTGTTTTGTTTCTATGATTCTCCCTAAGATTCCACTTATGAGAATCAGCAGCCATTGAGCTATAATCCTCTCCATATTGAAAGTTAGTACAGAAAGTTTGTTTAAAGTAGGAAGGTTCTCCGCAGTCAGAACAGACTTGAGGTTCTTCTCTGTTACTGAACGAAACTATATTGTCAGTAATGTGGTTATTTTTACATTCGTATTCAAATATTGGCATAACTAATCCGTAATTAATTCAGAATAGCCCTCTCATCTAGACAAGGGCTACGTTTAACTAACTACCGTTTAAGTAGATGGAACTGCAAACGCAATACCAGCATCATCACGGAGTTCTGCAACACCGTAGATAGTATCAGCAGTAAACAAGTCACCTAAGTATTCTTGTTTGTACTGAGTCTGTGAACGAACACCTACTTGTTCAGCAAGAACTAAAGCGTCCTTGTGAAGTAACAGACCGATTCTTGAAACAGCTGAATCAGTTGAAGTTACAGTAGGGCAGTTAGATGTAACAAACACATCTACACCGTAGATTTGACCAATCTTACCAGTCTTAATAGCGTCACCATTACCAACGAACTGTTGCTCAGTGAAACGGTTAATAGCTAATAAGTCATTAGAAGCGATTGGAGGAAGCACTAAACAACGCTGGTCCATCGGAACATCAGCATTATCCAAAGTAAGAATCATCTTACGGATACCAGCATCAGTAATATCTGATGAGTTCGAAGTAGCACCATTGTATGCGGTAGTACCATCACCAGCGATTACAGCTGTTTCCCATAGAGCAGCGCCTGAACCACCTACTGTACCACTTTGAAAACCTTCAGCTAATGCGAATAAGTCATCGTCAACTTGGTTAGCAAGAGCATAACCAGCGTCATCCGTATAGAACTTACGCATTGAAGAAAGAGATTGAACCTCTGCAATATCTTCAATTAACTTTGAGTATTCATAATGCTTGTCAATGCTTACATTAACAACACTTGCTGTATCAGCAATCAATGTTACCTGACTATTCGCTGTTTTAGCAGAAGCTGAACCACGAGCAGGTTTAGGGATATGAATAGTGTCGCCTTTCTTACCTTTATGCGACATCTTTGTAACTAAGTTAGCTAAAACTAAGTTTTGTTTATATGAGCCAATAACTTCATCCGACCAGAGTTCAGGGATGAAATTAGCTGACGTTGTGACTGTACTATGATTTGTACCTAAAGCCATTTTATTTCTCCTTATTGAGTTTTATTTAACACGACCCTCTTGGTATGCTTGAGTTATCTCATCTGATAAATCAGCATACCTATTAGGGTCGCTTACTTGTAGCTGAATTAAATCAGACCTACGATATATCTTCTTACCACCAACTGAATCTCCTGCGGAACGAGTTTCTGAACTGGTTTGTCGTAATGCCTTTTGCCTAGACTTCTTTTGCTGTGCTTTAACTTCTTGTGTCTTGCCAATCATTGATATTTGTTTCCAAGTACCTAGCAATTCGTTTGCAGCATTAAAATCATAATCAGCATCAGCTCTACGGAACAGCTCGGTACGAATACCACTCTCTCCTACCCACTTTTGAAAGTCATTATCACCAACAATATCCATAAAATCAGGATGTGTTGCTTCTAACTGCGATAAGTTAGCATTTTGTGCCGACTTAGCGTTACCTTCTCTAGCTTTGATAATCTCTGGATGATTTTCTATCGCTGAATTTACTGCCTTAGCAGGGTCATCGTAAAAACTATCCTCAAAACTAACAGCATCTTCTGTTGGTTCAGTAGCTTGACTTGCTTGTGATTGTTCCATCAACTGTTGAATCAACTGTCTTTGTTGTCCAACCTCTTGACCTTGCTTACCTAACACCTTCTCAGCGTTTTGGTGCATCCCAATCACATCCTCTAATGTCTTTCCAGCATACTTCTCAGGTGGTGAATATTCTGGTTCTGCTTGTACTTCTTGCTGAACCTCTTGTTCTACCACAGGAGCTTCTGTTACCTGTTCCGCACTTTCGGGTGCTACATCTACTACTATACTCATTTCCTTGGTCTCCGCCCCGTAGGGTTATGAAGTTATTTTATGATGGGTCTAGTTATCTAGGTTATCCATCGCTATTTTAGTTGCAGATTCTAAGCTTAATAATAAACCTAGTTGCTGTAACTGACCTTTAGCGTGCCAAAGGTCTTTTTCACTGTTCATAGTGTCAACGTCTCGTACACTACTTTCAATAATCTTTAATTCTTCTACAAGGTCTATCCAACCTTCTGTCTCGAATAATTCTAATCTACCTTTTAAGAAGTCCTCGTCTGTCTTCATTGATAAGTAGTATTAATATTAACTTTAGATGAAGCTTCTCTCGCTTTAGCCATATTTAATATAGTCTCAGACTTAAGATGTTCTACTTCTGGTACATTTCTAGCAGTCTCAGAGTTCTTATTAATAATATCTGCCTTAGTTTTCTCTAACGACATCATATCTTTCTGTAATTTAAGAGCTTTCTCTTGATATTTAAGTTCATCTGGAGCTTTCTCTTGTGCCTCAGCATACCACTTAGTAGCTTTAGCTCTTTCTTCCTCAGCCTCAGCTTGAGTCTTAGCAATATCTGCTTGAGCTTGTTGCATCTGTAGTTGATGATGATACTCTTGCATCTGTTGTTGCTCAGGATTAGGTTGATTACCTTGCATAAGTTGCTGAACAATCTGGTCTCTATTATGTATTGATGAGTTTTGCATCATAGATAATAGAATCACATTGAAAGCAGGTGAATCTTTAGGTATAGCTTGTAGCATCTGTACCATTTGAGTCATCTCTAACTCTTTAGCCATGATTCCCATCGTTGAATACGGTACAAACTTGTAATCTGATACAGGATACCTTTCAACATCAAACTGAATCTTACGCCACATTGATTTATTAATCATTGGAATAAGGAATGTGTTTTGGAAATTCATTAAAGTACGCTTTTGACGCTTAATTGACGCAGACTGTGCCATAGACATACCAGAAGAGGTAGCCCTATCAGCAGTTCCGACATCAGAAGAACCAGTACCCATCTGAATCATGTTTTGAAGTGAGGCAACCTGAGTAAACGTGCTTTGGTCTGTGGTTCCCATATCTAAAGGCATAATAGCCTCACGTGGATTACCATTAGTTAGTATAGTTTTACCAGGTCTAACCTCAAACTTAACACCACGGGGCAATCTAGTTGCATCTGCTGCCATCATGGGTGTAGTTGTTAATGCTAACGAGTCAATCCTTGCTCTCATTTCAGCATCTAATGCTTTTTGTGGGTTGTATCCTTTCTCACAGACACCTCTACCCCAGAATTTATTAGGAACAATGTCATGTTGATAACTAATGAATGGTCTATCAATCATCATAAAGGCATTTTCCTCTGCCCTTAGGATATATTCATCATTAACTAAGGTAACAACAGCTTCTACAAGCTCATCCTTCTTAGTGTATTCAAAATCATCCTTATCTGTCTTAGCTTTTAAGAACCTTTTAGGAACTAAGCCCCAGTATTCCGTAATCTTAACTGAATCTGACTCATCTGCCATTTTAGTTTCAGGGTCGAAGCCGAAACGGATAGTATCATAGTCTCCATCTAAAGGAACATCACGATAAATACCAGACTTAATACCTTCAATAATATGGTATCTAGGTTTGATAACCTCATGTGCAACACCCAGTGCTTCGTTAATAGAATTAGCAGAAGGGTCAATTAAAAACTCTTTAGGAGAGATAGGTTCTAGTTTAACATCAATAGAAGGTCTTTCAGTTAGTTGCCTAGTGGTAGTCATAGTACCTTCGACAGGTTGTTCTACAGGACTACGTTCAATATTCTGCTCAATTACAATCTTACCGATACCAGTACCATAAATAGCACCATTTAAGAATATCTCACATACAGCGTCTTTAACACCAGTCTTTTCTAGGTCTTCTTGTAGTAAGTTACGGACATATTCAGCATCAGTCTTATCTTGGTCTAACATATCGTCTTGAATGTCGAACCACTTGCCACGACCAAAGGTTGCTTCTTCTAATTCTGCAACCGATGATTCAACCGCTTGTTGCAAAGCAGGTGATATAATTCTTGATTTCTCGGATGTTCTAAGTCGGTCGGATTGTAACCAAATACCACGCCATAATCGGTAGTATTCATCCCATTGGGTAACATAGTTAACATCTCTATGTGTTCTCCACCCTTCTAACCTATAAGTAAGCCATGAAGCGAGAGCTTGATATTGATTTTCCTTACCTTCAAACATAAACTATTGATTTCTATAGGAATTTAGGCACAATATATCATAAAGTAAATAGAAATATCAACTAATTTCATTAATAACCTGAAATAACATCCTCAGGTTCCCATTCTTCTTCTAGTTGAATTGAGTGTGCGAAGTCTGCAATACTTACTTGGTCTATATAGGACAAGGCATCTAGCAAATCATCATGTGATAAACGTGAAGGGAAGTCAAGCATCTGTGAAATGAAGAATCTCCAGTCTTTATCCTCATTAAATGTGATTTGTTGGTGTTCCATTCGACCTTGAAGGGACCAAGTTATCCTTTCAGACTTCTTTTTACCCCCGTGGCGTAGCTCATCTATATGTATAAACCGATTAGTGGTCCGCATCTCATCTTCTAGGTAAGGAAGTATAGCGTTCTTAAGAGAACCAGTCTCAATACCCACAGTAGTAGACTCATTAACAGCCGCAGCCTTTAATATCTTACTAGCGGTCTCTTTAATAGACCACCTTCCGTGCATAATGTCTTTAACCCACCACTTATCTCTGTTTACCTTAACAATAGCAATAGCAGTTTCATCTAACTTAGATGATTTAAGTCCCCTTTCCTTCTCAGAAGCCTCAAAGCCAGCTGGGTCCACAGCTATTACATAGTTACCTTCATCAGGTTCAGTTCCCTGTAAGAACCATTCTTCTTTAAAGATACCACCAGAGAAGGTTTCAAACGATGCCTCGAACTCTTGTCTAAAAGCCATAGAAGACATCGTATTTCTTGCAGACTCTATCTCATCTTCAGGTATATAGGGGTTATCAGTAGAGTTAAATGAGAAGGCTTCCCAATCTTCATCTTCCTTAGCATCTATATATAGGTCATAGAAGTGATTCTTACCAGCAGGTGTACCAATAAACATAGCACCACCTCTTACGTCAGCAAGTGTAGGTCTAATAATCATCTCCCACACATCAGGTCGCATAGAAGCATACTCATCCATAACGACATAAGCAAGACCAACACCACGTAATGTATCAGGTCTATCAGAAC